TATTAGAAATGTCAAAGGATTACAAATATCTAATGATGAAACTATTTTTAATCGAAACAACATAACTGATTTTGTTTTTTTACAATTAATTCACAATGAAATATTTAAAATGTTGCCTAATTATTTGGTAAAATTTAAAGCTTTAAAATTAGAAAAATTAATTCAAGTAGATTTATTAAAATATGATGTTGGAGGTAAATACGAAATTCATGTAGATGATTTTTTACTTTCTACACGTTCTTTGACTTGTATTGTAAATTTAAATGATAATTACAAAGGCGGAGAACTTTCTTTTTTTGACACTCAAAAGAAAAACGAAATTCTAAAACTTAATTTAAAAAAAGGTAGCGCTGTATTTTTTCCTAGTAATTTTTTATATCCCCATAAAATAAATCCAATTTTAGAAGGTAATAGATATAGTATTGTGTCATGGCTAGCATAAGAGATAAAAAATTTATACTAATACCTAAATTCTTTAATGAAGAAGAATTAAACATATTACAAACATATTGTAAAAAAAGAGTATATAAAGATTTAGAGTGGTGTGATCAATCTATTTTTACACCTTCGTATTATAAAGATCCTTTAATGGATACTTTTTTACATCTTAAAAAACAAAAAGCAGAAGAAATATCAGGTCTTAAATTATTCGAAACTTATGCTTATTGGAGATATTATATTAATGGGTCTCCTTTAAAAGATCATAAAGATAGAGAATCTTGTGAAATTAGTATAAGTGCTTGTATTAATAATTGTGGAACCAGATGGCCAATTCATTTTGATAATAACTGGTTTGATTTAAACATTGGTGATGCGGTAATGTATTTAGGTTGTGAAGTCTTACATGGAAGAAAACCTTTTGAAGGGGTAGAAAACCCACAAGTATTTTTTCATTATGTCGATCAAAATGGGCCTTATAGTCATTTTAAAGGAGATAAAAGATGAAGTATAAAGTTATGGAAAATTTTTTAGATGAACATCTTTACAAAAGAATGAAAGAAACTATAACACATTTAGATTTTCCTTGGAGAAGAAGACTTGGATCTACTGGGCCTAATACTCCAACAGATAAAGGTTATTTTACTCACAGTCTTTTTTGCGAGTATTTTATCCTTAATCATGAACTATACTATAATTTTATGAATCCTATTCTTTTAAAATTGGAAGCTAAGGCTATTATTGAAGCAAGATTTAATATGTTTGTTAATGAATTCTTTTTTGAAAAAACAGGTAATTATCATAATGATTTTGATTTTTTGTGTAATACAGGGATATTAAATTTTACAGATTCAGATGGTGGTACCCAATTAAAAATAGATGATAAAGAAATTATTATACAATCCAAAGAAAACCAGTTATTGCTTTTTGATAGTGATGTGTTACATAGGTCTGTAGTGCCTAACAATACAGATATTAGATATATATTAAACTTTAACTATTTTTAATTATGAGAACAAAAATAAAATCAGTTGCAGGATCAAAAGTAAAAAAAGAAATAATAACGAGAAAACAAGAAATAAAAGATTTTATAGGTATCTATGATGGGTACTTAGATAAGTTTTTTTGTGACAAAGTAATGGACATGTTTAATAAAGCTGCAAATATGAATAATGTTTTAAGAAGAGAACAATATCATGATATAGGAAAACAAAATGTAGATGATACAAGTTTTGGTATTAATCATAATAATATTCATCAGTTTTTACCTAGTGACTTAGATTTTATAAATATTAATTTTAGACAAGCTTTACAGCATTATCTAAAAGAAACAAACATGTTGGAATACCAAAGTGTTAAAGATTTAAAATTTACAGAATTAAAAATTCAAAAAACTTCTCCAGGTCAAGGTTATCATGTATGGCATATTGAAAGAGGATACAATGCGGAATCATTACAAAGAGTTCTTGCTTTTACTATTTACTTAAATGAAGTCGAAGCTGGGGAAACAGAATTTTTACATCAGAAAGTTAGAGTTACTCCTAAAATAGGAAGAATGGCTATATGGCCAGCTGGATTTCCATACGTGCATAGAGGAAACCCTCCTTTAGATAAAGATAAATATATAGTAACCTCTTGGTTACTGAATAATACTATTTAGTAGGGACTATTCCTTGTTGAATATTTAATCTTTTATTTTTTTCCCAGTCTTGTTTGTTGCCTACATTAAAAATTAAATTGTATCTAGGAGGCACATCTCCCTCAACTTTAGGTACATAGTGTTGAATAAATGGAGGAAAGAAATAATAGTCTCCTGGTTTTGGATGTATTTCTATATCTAACTCATAAAGAATTAATGGATTACCTTCTGTTAAATATAAAATACCATGATAATCATTATGGTGATGATCTCTAACTGAATCTCCTTTTTTTAATTCATTGCCCCATGAATTAGATACTACTCTTTTATCATAAAAATGTCTTAAATAGTCATTACTTGGTTGATGTTTATTAATAAACCAATTTAAAAATTTTAAAAATAAAGGATGTTCATTAAATAAATTCCAATCCGTTTTGCCACCTAAAACATTAGTAGTGTAGTATTCGCTCTCTAAAAGATTGTTTTTAATAATAGTTATAAAATTTAATAAATCTTCCTTAACAGGATAGTTACCACAACTAATTTGAACATGTCTTGTGTAACTTACCATTAACGAAGAAGCATTGGTAGAATATATACTGGAGTGATTAATTTTGATCATGATATTATTGCATCGTATTCAAAAACGATATTTAAGTTTAGTCTCATTAAATTTTTAGTAGGCCCAATACCTTTATGTTGGGTACGACTATTAAATAATTTAGCTTCTCCCTCTACGTCTTGATAAAAAGTATCTGCTATTTCAACACCTCCATCACTATTATGTAAGCTATATAAAATAGAATGACTATTATTATTTTCAGAATCAGTGTGAAAATTACCTGTAGAAGATTTATTATAATAATTCCAATTAAATCTAACTGCTCTTGGATTTATAAATTTTTTATTTTTTTCTAAAACAGAAAACAATACAACTTGAGCCCAAATATTTAATTTAACATTCTCATCAAAATATTCTCTACTGTGAAAACTTCTCATATTTAAACCAAAATCTTTGTCTCTCTTGTTATTTAATACAGAATTATGAACATCTTCGGGGCCATTGTCAAAAGCAAGTCGCCATCTACAAGAATCTAAAAGCTCTTGAATAATTAAATGATTGACGGCTTTAGGTAATATATCTTTATATACTTCAGCACTCATTATTCTGTTGGATCGGGATTTCTAACAATCTTACTTCTTTCTCTTTTTTCTTGAAAAATAACTTTATACTTACCTTCGTAAGGTTTTAATTTTTCTTCCCACCAATTAGGTTCCTTTACTGTGTAATGAGCATTTTTACCATTAGGTAGATTTTGAATAGCTTCATAACAAGTGATAGTTAAAAATACAAATTTTGTTTTATTAAATAAATCTTTTAAAACCTCATCTACTTTGTCTTCTTGAATATGTTCCATAACATCAATACAAAGAGTTAAATCAAATTCTCTATCTGGTTTATTTTCAAAATCTTTAACTGCAGGATCATAACAAAATAACATTATTCCTTTAAATATTGTTTTTAAAAAATGTTTGTGAAACATAGCCTTTCCACAACCGTAATCTAATATAGACTTAGGTTGTTGTTCATCTATGAGATTTTTAATTTCATGTTTATATTCAGCTAAAGCCTCTCCAGACCAATTTGAAGTATTAGCGCTATGAAATAATTTTGCTTGTTCTAATGATTCATACATAATTTTTTTCCTTATACTCTTTGTAGTGCTTATAACACAACTCTGTAAATTGAGTCAATTTTAAAGCTTCTTTAAAAGTATCTACCTTATAAGCATCAATACCTTCATAACCCATTTCTTTAGCAACTTTGAATCTATAATGACCGCAGTGTATTTCATTATCTTTAAATACAGCAGGAAATAACAAACCATCCTCTTTCATATATTTACGAACATTTTTTAAATGTTCTAAATCCCATTCTATTTTATTTTCTAAAATATCAAAATTTATAGTAGATAATTTTCTAGGAAACCACACTATTCTAGCCTTCATTACATTCATATCAGGCTCTATACTATAGATTTAATATATTGTAAAATGCATTTATGGCGTTAACAAAAATACCTTTTAGACCTGGATTCATCAAACAACTAACAGATACTCAAAATGAAAATAATTGGGTAGATGGAGATAATGTACGTTTTAGATATGGACAGCCTGAAAAAATTGGAGGATGGGTTCAAGAAACTTCATCTGAATTAATCGGTGCATCTAGAGCAATACATACTTTCACAGATTTAGATGGTCGTAAGTATGCAGTAATTGGTACAAATAGATGTTTGTATGTTTATTATTCTGGTCAGTTTTATGATATAACACCTATTGACCCTGACCGACAACAAACAGGAGCTGATATTACAACCACCAATGGTTCAAAAACAATAACGATTACGACAACAGCAGCGAATAATTTAAACCCTGGAGATATTGTTACGTTTGAAAATGCAAGTTCTTTTACTGGAGGTCAAACAAATTATACGGCTCTTGATTTTGATGATGTTTTATTTGAAGTTAAAACAGTTCCAACCACTACGACTTTTACAATTGAAATGCCTACAGCTGAGACAGGCACAGGAGCCACGAATGACGGAACACTAGATCCCTTACCTTATATTCAAGTAGGACCTTTAGTTCAAACACCTGGATACGGATGGGGTGCAGGAACTTGGAATCTGGGGACTTGGGGTACGGCTAGAACTACAACAAATACTTTTTTAGATCCTGGATTATGGTCTTTAGATAACTATGGGCAAATTCTAATAGCTACTGTTTTAAATGGTAGGACATTTGAGTGGTTTCCCTTAAATACAACTACAGCTGCATTACAAACAAGAGCTACTAGTATTCCAAATAATCCTACAAAATCAATAATGACTATTGTATCTGATAGGGACAGACACCTATTTCATTTAGGAACTGAAACAACAATTGGATCGTCTTCTTCACAAAATAAAATGTTTATAAGATTTTCAGACCAAGAAGATAAAAGTGTATATCAACCCACTTCAGTAAATACAGCGGGAACTTTTCAATTAGATTCTGGATCTGAAATAAGAGGTGCGGTTCAAGGACAAGATTATACATTTGTTGGAACAGATACTTCAGCTTATGTTATGCAATTTGTTGGCCCACCTTTTACTTTTTCTATTAGACAAGTTGGATCTAATTGCGGAATTATAGGTCAAAACTCAATCGTTTTTGTAGACAGTTCAGTTTATTGGATGTCTGATGAAGGAGGATTTTTTACTTTTGATGGATCTGTAAAAAGAATGCCTTGTCCTGTGGAGGATTTTGTATTTAAAACAACTGGTAATAATCCAGGTTTAAATTTTAATGCAGGACAGCAAGTGTATGCTTCACATAATAGCTTATTTAACGAAATAATTTGGTTTTATCCAGATGCTTCAAGTAGCTTTAATAATAGAATTGTAGTTTATAATTATTTAGAACAAACATGGGTTACTGGAACATTAGCAAGAAGTTCTTATGCAGATCAAGCTGTATTCGATAAACCTTACGCTACAAAATTTACACAAAATAGTGCACCTAATTTTCCAATAGTAAATGGTATAAGTGCCTCTCAAGGTAAGTCTGTATATTACCAACATGAAACAGGAGTAAACGAAGTCGACATTAATGGTACTGCAACCGCAATACCAGCTTATATACAATCAGGAGATTTTGATTTAGATGCAAATGGTGATGGTGAATTTTTTATAAAAATACGAAGGTTTGTTCCAGATTTTAAAGTATTACAAGGTAATGCTGAAATTACGATGCAATTAAGAGACTATCCATCAGATACTCAATCTAGTTCACCTTTAGGACCTTTTACAATTAATAGTTCAACTCAAAAAGTAGATTTAAGAGCTAGAGCGAGATTAGCAGCTTTAAAAATATCTAACAATTCGATAGACGAGAATTGGAGACTTGGTTTATTTAGATTTGATTTTCAACCAGATGGAAGAAGATAATGGCTAAGATTACAGTACAAATACCAGAACCTAAAGAACAATATGATTCAAACAATCAGCGTCTGTTAAAAGCTTCTTTAGAAACATTAAAAAACCAGTTAAATTTTTCTTTTCAAGAAGATTTAAAACAAGAAGTAGAACGGTTTGCTTGGTTTAATATGAGGTCTAATTAATGAGTTGTAATAATGTCAACGTAGAACCTACAGTTATTGGTGGTGGAAATGGATCAAATGCTTATGATGCATTTGGAAGACTAAGAGTTTCTAATCCATTTACTATTTTTGATAGTAC